GAAAACGCTCGCCTCAAGCGCGATGTCCCGGCCGCTATAGCCGCAAATCCCGCTGTCAAAGCGCTCATAGACAACTTCGAACTCCGATGCGCTAATTACGATTCCCAAATCCTCACTCTCAATCAGGCTGTCGCCAAGCGTGACGCTCAAATCGAAGACTTTAGCGTAGAAGCTATAGCGCTTAAGTACCAGCGCAACACATACGAGAAGATGTTCGGCGATGAGCATCAGCTCCGTCTTGCCAGCGATTCGCTCCGCCTCGGGCTGGAGAAGAGGCTTAACACTAACAATTTTTGGTCATGGATAGGCAAAGGGGCTCTTGCCGCAGGGGGTGGTTTAGTAATCTATCTTGCAACGAGGAAGAAATGAACGACCAAAAAATCATCACCGAGCCTCCTAAGTTACTCGTCGCCGTCGCTATCGCGCTTCTCACCTTCTACACCGGTATCGTCATCTATCTCGTATACTCTGTCCGAGACCTCGGCCAGCGTATATCATCTCTCGAGCAGTCCCAAGCATTCGATGTTAAGTTCGAAGAGAAGGTCGATTCCTTAGTGAAATCAGGCGCGGCGGACAGTCAGCTCCTGAGGGATATCCAAGTCACCATGACGGAGATGAAGGATAACCAAAAGCGTATCGAAAACAAAATCGATTCCCACGTTACAGAAAGCGCAAAGCGCTCGCCCGAATCTCAACAGGAAAAAGATTACAAGTGAATGACAAGTTAACGGCTCGCCAAAAACTCTTTGTCCAAGAGTACCTTGTAGACCTGAATGGTAGACAAGCCGCTATCAGAGCTAAGTACTCTCCTAATTGTGCTGATATCCAAGCCTGTGCTAATCTTGGATTACCTAAGATACAAGCCGCAATCAAGGCTGGGATGAGCGAACGCGCTAAGGCTACAGGGATAACTCAGGAGCGTGTCGTCCTCGAGCTGGCTATAGTAGCATTCTCCGACCTCCAGGATTTCATTGTAATCGACAAAGACACTGGCGCGATAAGGGCTAAGGGATTCGAAGAGATGCCGCCCACGGCTAGCCGGGCCCTGTCAGCCATCAACGAGGACCGTGCTATCAAGGAATCGTCCGATGGCAAAGAGGTCGTCATCTTCGACAAGGTCAACTTCAAGATGCACGACAAGCTGAGGGCGCTAGAGTTGCTTGGCAAGCACCTCGGCATGTTCAAGGAAGGCGGGCCGGCGCTTACAATAGACAACCACCTGACCATCGAGGTTATTAAGACGCGATGAGAAAAGGCGAAAAAACGGTAGCCATCGTCATGGTTCTCGTGTTTTCCATGTTTCTCATGGCTTCCTCTGGCGCAGGCGCTACAAAGCTCGAGAATACGGCCAAGGTTACGCTATCGATTACGCTTGTTGGCCTAGGCGTCGCTGATACAGCGCTTTCGATTTACGGCACCTCTCACTATGGACTAGTAGAGTCCAACACCCTCCTGAGGCCTCTGTTCGAGAAGCGCCACTATGCGGCCATATGGGCCATAGAGTTCGCCGGGACAGCGGCCCTCCTTACAGCCTGCCTTGTGTTGACGGCCCAGAAGAGCCGGGCTCCTCGTATAGTCGGATATGCCTTATTCGGAGCGGCCGTGGTCGCCCGTGGTCTTATTGTGGCTTCGAACGCCCGTCTTAACCATAGAGGCGGAAGATGAAGATAGTCCTTAGCGACAGTTTCGAGCCTTTGCTCGAGTGCAAGTCCCGATATCTTGTGCTCTGTGGGGGGCGAGGCTCGGGCAAGTCCGAGTTCGCCGCTAGGAAGGTCTTCTATCGTTGTATGACAGAGGGTCGGCATCGCTTCCTCGTGATGCGCAAGGTCCGGGTCACGCTAGCGGACAGCGTCATCCTGGTCATGCGTAGAGTTCTTGCGGAGAACAATGTCATCCATGACTACAATAAGAGCGATAGGAAGATAACCTTCGCCGGCCCGAAGGGGATGAGTGAAATAGTCTTCGAGGGCCTAGACGACCCAGAGAAGATTAAGAGTATCGCAGGCATAACTTCCATATGGATTGAGGAGGCCACGGAGTTCTCGAAGGAAGACTTCTTAAAACTCGACCTTTGCCTCCGAGAGCCTGGGCCTTCATACCACCAGATAATGCTATCGTTCAATCCTCAAGAGGCGGAGGCCAGGTGGCTCAAGGACCGTTTCTTCGGGGCCGAGCCCTATCCAGATTCGACCGTTCATCGTTCTACCATAGACGACAATCCGCTGAAGGTACTCCAGCCATCGACATGGCAGGCTTATTGCGGAACTCTGGATGCACTAAGAGGCCAGGACGAAGCACTATGGAAGATATCGCGGCTAGGGGAATGGGCATCGCGCTCGGGTCAGATTTACAACTGGGACGTTCAGACGTTGCCTCCTCCTGTCAAGGTCAAGAATGAGAAAGGCGAAGAGATTGAGGTCCTCCCATTCGACGAGATTTGGTGCGGAGGCGACTTCGGATATTCCGTGGACGAGGCGGCCGTTGCTCGCATCTATCGCAAGGCCGATGAGTTCTGGGTCCAGGAAGTCCTATATCAGAAGGACTTAACGAACCAAGAACTCGGGGCGGAGATGAAGGCCAGGGGGATTAACGGCGAGGCCGTATACTTCGATTCCGCAGAGCCTAAGTCCATCGCAGAGCTGAAGAAGCTAGGATTGAACATCCGGCCGGCCGACAAGGGGCCAGACAGCGTCCGGGCGGGTATCGATTTCATCAAGGGCAAGAAGGTCCACATAGTCCAGGGCTCTAGCAATATCCTGAAAGAGATGAACAGCTATTGTTGGCGGAAGGACAAGTCAGGAGAGAGCCTTCCAGAGCCTGTCGCGGCGTTCAACCACTTGATGGACGCGATTCGCTATGGGATAGCGACACATTGCATGCGTCCTCCATGTTCTATTGGATACGAGGCTAACTAAGATGGGAATCATCGACCGTTACCTAGAGCGCAGGGGATTCGTGAGGGCGGAGCCGGATTACAAGAGCAAAGCGGCCGGCTTCATGGACTTGGAGACCAGCACCTATCCAGACGGCCGGCCGGACGCGGAGAAAATCTATGACTATCCGCAATTCATCCAGGCCTACCGTTCTCTGCCATGGCTCTATGCGGCGGCTACGGCGCTAGCGATTGCTTGCGTCAAGCCTGAGTTGAAGGTCTATCGCGAGGTCAAGGACAAGAACGGCGTCCACCAGGAAGAGGTCGAAGGCGAGGACATTAATCGGCTAATCGAACTACCGAACGCGCAGACCAGCTATCACGAACTCTTGCAAATCACAGTCGTCAACCTGTGGCTGATGGGCAACCACTACTGGAACCTCGTCGGCACTCAGGAGAAGGCGAAGATTACGAAGGCTAATCCCCCGGTGGAGATTTGGTGGGTCAAGCCTGAGCAGGTATTCCCGAAAGCTGACAGGAATGGCTTAATCTACGGATACGAGTTCCAAGGGGCCTCGGGCCAGAAGCGGCTCCTGGACCCCTCGGAGATTGTCCACTTCAAGAAGGCTAATCCAGCTTCATACTTCCTGGGGATGGGAGTGATGGAGCCTTTGACTAACACAGCGGTCCTCGAGCTGAATGCTTCGACTTTCATGCGGCGCTACATGGAGAACGACGCTACTCCGCCGTATATCTTCGAGCATCCGGGCGACCCGACGCAGGAACAGAGGAAAGCGTTCTGGACGGCCTGGGACGAGCGCCACAAGGGGCCACGTCGGGCCGGCCGCGCCGGCATGGTCTGGGGTGGCATGAAGGTCACGAAGATAGGGGAGACTGTCAAGGATGCGCAATACAATGAACTCCGAAAGCAGAACCGCGAAGAGATTCTTGCGGCTATGGGAGTTCCGCCGTCGGTAGTCGGACTTCTCGAATACGCTAACTACTCCAACATGGAGGTCCAGCAGAAGAAGTTCTGGGAGGACGCCGTGATGCCGTGCCTCTCGCTCATCGCCGACAAAATGACCCTTAGGCTGGCTCCGCTATTCGATGAGCAGTACTGGTTTGAATACGATTACTCGAACATCCGCGCTTTGCAAGAGGACGAGGAGCATCGCGCTCGAGTGGCTGATTATCTCATAGGTTGCGGCGTGAAGACTCCTAACCAGGTCCGCCAGGAGATGTTCAACGAAGACCCTTATCCTGGGGGAGACCAGTATTTTATGAAGATGACTTACACGCCCATCGGAGTTGACCCGAATGGGATTACAGAGGAGGTCCCGGCCGGAGCCGCAAGCGCGGCGGCTGGCAAGGCTGTGGTAGCCAAGGATGGCGAAGAGGCCCCTAAAGAGGGCGGCTCATTCTGGACTCAGCGTGAGCGGAAAGAGGCGCTTTGGACGAACTGCGAGAAACGGCTCTCCGCTTCCACTCGCGCCTTCCAACCAAAGGTCGAAGGCTACCTAAGGGACCAGGCTAAGATGGTTAAGGAGAGGATTGCCTCAGCTAAGACGCCGGCGCATCTTCGGGCGGCCGATGTGTTCGACGTCAACGCTGAAGTGAAGAGGTTCAAGGCATTTGAATCTTTCTACAAGTCAGTGTTTGAGCGGGCGGGCGAGGCCGGCTACCATGCCACCAAAGGCAAGCTCTGGATTCCGCCCGAGGAGCGTCGCATCAAGGACGAGGACACGTTCAACCCTACAGCAGAGCACTGGGCTAAGCTGAGTGCCCAAATCGATAAGTCGGCGCGTTTCTTCAACGAATCGACATGGGATGTAGTCAAGCAGGGCCTCGAAACGGGCCTTGCAGAGAACATGACTACCGAAGAGATAGCGCAGACTATATGGCAGAGCCTTTCAGACAGGGCGGCTTGGGAGGCGCGTCGCATCGCCTCCACTGAGATGACGCGGACAGAGGGCTGGGGTCAGGTGGAAGGCTACAAGCAAAACGACCAAATCGAGATGAAAGGCTGGCTCTGCTCGATGCTTCCCACCTCGCGCGACGACCATATTGCCGCAGACGGGGAGGAAGTAGGACTGGATGAGGACTTCATCGTCCCTCCGAATGGGGGGTACGCTATGGAATACCCTGGAGATGAGCGAGCGCCGGCCGAGGAGGTCTGCAACTGCCGGTGCTCTACATATCCAGTGGTCGGTTCTCTCTAAGGAGGAACACCATGGAACAGAGAGTTATCAAAGCGAATGAGATGCTCTTCCGCCGCCTCGCGCCGGAGGACGTTGTCATCCGCTCTATCGATGAGAAGACGAGGACCATCTGGCACCCCGTCACGCGCGAGGTCAACGACAGGATGGGCGATATCGTCAGACTGGGAGGGGCGAACCTCGAAGAGTTCAAGAAAAAGCCTGGAGTGCTCTACGGGCACGACTATCGCTCCATGAATCCCATCCCTGTCATCGCCGAGAACGTCGGTTTCCAGGTCGAGGGCGACCGGCTAATAGCCGGGACACGCTTCCTCGACACCGGCACGCCGGGAATGAGCCAGCCTCTGAAGGACCTGGTCAATGACAACTGGATTCTCCAGAGTCAGAAACTCCTCGGCTGGAGCATCGGCTTCATGCCAACGAAGTGGGAGGCCATCAAGAACACAGATGGCCAGGTCACCGGCTTCGACTTTCAGGAGTGGAAGCTCTACGAATACAGCTCGGTCATCATCCCGGCGCACCAGGACGCCGTCAACGATGCCATCAAGGGCGGCCAGATTACTGGCGCGGTCAAGAAATACTTCGATATGTTGCCTGCCATCAAGTCCGAGCCGGAGCCCGAGGCTAAGGGTGTCATCCCCTATGCCAGTCACGGCACAGCGCCGGAGGGCGAGGCGTGGGACGCTGGCGCAGAGGTCGGGAAGGCCGACGTCAACCAGCTGAAGAAGATGTGCGCCTGGTTCGACTCGGCAAACCCCGATGTCAAGGGCTCCTACAAGCTCCCCCACCACAAGGCCGGCGACCTCAAGGCCGTGTGGCGCGGCGTAGCGGCCGCGATGGGCGCTCTGCTCGGGGCTAGGGGTGGCGTGAATATCCCTGACGCAGACCGCAAGGGTGTTTACAACCATCTCTCGAAGCATTACGACGAGTTCTCTAAGACTCCGCCCGAGTTCAAGGAATACGAGGACGAGGGCGAAGAGTTCATCGAACCTGAACCCCAGGTCGCGGCTCCCGGAGCCGTAGAGGATATACCAAAAGAAGAACCAAAATCTCAAGGAGGAAACAAAGTGCTTGACAAAATCTTTGACAAGCTCAACAAGGGCGAACCTCTCACGTCCGATGAGAAGGAAGTCCTCGCCAAGTTCCGGCTGGCGCTGATGCCGGAAAAGGCCGCCGAGCCCATCCGCAAGCTCGAACTCACCGACGAGCCGCGCCGGGCCGATGTGCGCCCCATCTCCAAGTTCTACGGTGAGCAGAGGGGCGACCTCTTTGTCCCGCCCGACGACCCCAAGACCTACACGAGCGCCGAGAAGGAGCTCGTGGACTTCCTGGACAAAGCCTACATAGTCGGAGAGATTCTCCACAAGCCGGCTTCCCAGCTCAAGATGTGGACGAACTTCTTCGACCGCAACAGCTCGTTGAAGAAGGCCCTGGCCGAAGCCACGTCCTCGGGCGGCGCGGAGTGGGTGCCGACCCTGCTATCGGCTAATCTCTACCAGCTCTTCTTCCTGAATGCCATCGTGGCCTCGCTGTTCCAGGAAATCCCGATGCCGGGCAACCCCTATACCCTGCCCTACAGCTTCGACACAGATGCGGCCGACGGCTTCTACTACGTGGCTGAGTCCACGTCGGACGAGCCGGGCAAGTCTCCGACCTCCAACGTCACGACCGGCAAGCTGACCCTCACGGCCCGCAAGCTGAAGAGGCGCATCCTCTTCTCCGAAGAGCTCCAGGAAGACAGTATCGTCCCGGTCATCTCGGTCCTGCAGAACCAAATCGTGATGGCGGCCGCACGTGCAATCGACAACGCCGTCATCAACGGCGACACCACGGCCACTCACCAGGACTCGAACGTCACCGACCCGAGGGATGTCCAGAAGGCGTGGATTGGCCTGCGCAAGTCCTGCCAGGCCGGCCAGAAGGTCGACTGCTCGACCTTCAACACGTCGAACCTCATGTCCATCCGCACGGCCATGTCCAAGTGGGGCATGGACCCGAGCCAACTGGCCTGGATTCCCGGCCCGAAGACCTACAACAAGATGCTGGGCCTCACGGAAGTGTTGACGGTCGACAAGTTCGGCCCGAGCGCCGTCATCATCAAGGGCGAGCTCGCGGCCCTGCTCGGAGTGCCCATCGTCCCCTCCGAAAAGGTCAAGGAGAACCTAAACGCCTCCGGCGTCTACGACGGCACGACCACGACCAAGACCATCGGCCTCATCGTCAACAGGCTCGGCTTCATCGTGGGCACCAGGGGCACGGCGCGGGTGCGCATGGAAGAGGAAGGGGCCACGGACATCAACCAGCTCACCGTGAGCTTCCGCAAGGCGTTCACGGCGGTTTACGACACCAGCTCGTACCCGACCGTCGGACTGGCCTACAACATCAGCTAAGGAGGGCATCATGGGCCTCACCTACGAAACCAGGTACGAAACGCAACTCATGGGCGACATGGCGGCCGATATGTCCACCTACAAGTGGGCACTCTTTCGGACGCTTCGTCAAATCAAGATCATCGCCGTTCGATTCGGCGCGGCCAAAGCCGTGACCGCCGCCGACACCAATTACAGCACGTTCTCGCTCTCGGACGGCACCAACACCATCGCCTCGCTGGCCACGGGGCCGGCGGCCGGTGGCGACTCGATCGCTCAGGGCGCGTTCATCTCCAAGACCCCGGTGGCGGCTTATGCCGTCGTCGCGGCCGGGACGACGCTCCAGCTCGTCGGTGCGAAGACGGGCTCCGGCATGGCCATCTCGGGACTCATCGTCCAGATTGAGTTCGTGGAGTACGGCGTCTAAGGCATGTTTTGAACCGGGCTCTTGCTCGGTTGACCGGGCGGGAGGGGGCTTCGGCCCCCTCCCTCCCGAACTTTACGCAAGGAGTTGAGTCATGAGACTCCAGTTCTTCTCGACCCCATCGCTAGCCGAATACCACGGCTATCCCAGAGGGACGGCTGTCCACGCCAGGCCGGGCGACGAGGTTGAAGTCCCCGAGGAGGCCGGGAAGATTTTGCTCTCGGATTTTCCTTCCAACTTCTTTGCTGTCACGGGAGATTTGCAGGGCCCGCCAGTGGACAAGCAGATAAAGAGCGCCAAAGTGCGCAAGTAGGAGGCTCAGATGGCTGTCGACGCAACAGTAGCTCTAGCGACGCTAGCTGAAGCAAAGGCGTTCATTAAGAAGACCGACGACAAGGACGTCTCTGTCCTCGAGGTGATAATGAACGCTGTGGGGGATTTGTTCAACCAGCACACCGACCGCCACCTACTTGCGGCCACCTATACAGCCTTGTATCTCGACGGAAACGGAGAGCGCGAACTTAGGCTCCCGAATTATCCCGTATCGACACTCACTTCAGTCTACGAAGACGAAGACCCTCTCACCGAGGGCATCGGCTATGACTTTATGGCCTATCTAGACACCGGCCGGCTCAGCAAGCCAGTCGGAGAGCGCTGGATGTGGGGTCCGAAGACTATCAAGGTCACCTACACGGCCGGCTATTCGCTTTCCAGCACTCCGCTTATTCCCAACGACCTCAAATTGGCCTATCTTATACAGGTCGGAGAGTTCTGGCAGAAGTTCTTGCACGCCAGCTGGGGCGAACTATCGCGCTCCCTCACCGGCCAGAGCGTTACAGTAACAGAGAAGGAAATCCTGCCTATCGTGAAGACGATGCTTTTGAAACACAGGAGGCTCGGGCTTTAATGGACGAGTTCAAGATTACCGTCAAGTCCGACTACTCAGAGCAAAAGCTCAAAAGCGATACGCTCCGCAATATCCCTCGAGCGTTCAAGCGCAACGCTACGCAGTGGGCCTCGCGAACGGTGCTGTATATCAAGAATTACATCCGAGGGGGGAATGTCTTTAAGCAGGCCCCTAAGGAGATTATCCAGCGCCTAGGGATGAAGACCGATGTCCACGGACAGCAGGCCGAAATCGTACTGGGCACTGGCGGAGTTGTAGGCAAAGACCCCGTGGTATATGCCAGAATACAGGAAGAAGGCGGCTGGATAGTACCTGCCAAGGCCAAGGCGCTAACGATTCCGCTTCCAGGGGTCACCGGCGCTGTAGCAAACTACGGCACGTTCGGGCCAGGAGGGACGCTATTTACGATAAGGTCGAAGGCTGGCAACGGATTAGTCTGCATGAAGACTGGGAAAAGCGGCTTTAAGCCACTATTCATCCTGTCGAAATCAGTCAAACTTCCGGCCCGCTACTGGTTCACGAATCCGATTGCCCAGCAAATCCCCGATTTAGAACGGACAATGAGCCCTGAGGGGGTCTGGGCTACGGCGCAACAGCTGGCCTACGAGCGCACGGCGGCGCAGGGAGGGATTGAAGGATGACAACTACAATGCCTGCCGACCCTCTATCGCTCCAGGTCTTGAATCGCTGTGTTGACGTCCTGAAGTCAATCACTCAAGGCTCAACCTACTTTTACACGGTAGGCGATAACGTCATGCTAGGCTTCCGGCATTACAAGGAAGTCCCGAGCTTTCCTTACGACATGGTATGCCTAGAGAAGGACGACCGGGACCCCGAACTCCTGCCTGACCAGTGGGTGAGGCGCTACCTTGTCGTGAGCATCAAGGCCTATGTCGATTACGAGGATAGCGACCCTGTCAAGAAGTTGATTAAACACCTAGCAGATGTCCAGCTGGCCATTAACAACGATACGAAGAATCCCACCTCGGGCTCCCTGGGCAATCTCTGCGCTTATTGCCAAATCCAAGGCGTAGAGACGGACTCCGGGCTCCTGATGCTCGAGGGAGTTGCTTATTTTGACCTGAAAGTGCTCGCGGTCATCCACGGGCAGTTTGGGCAACTTTAAGGAGGCACGCTATGGCGAGAGACAGATTCACATGGCTCGGCGCGGACACCTACACGCGCTCCTACGGGGCGGCCAACTCCGTCTTTCTCGAGAAGGGGAAGGATTACGACCTCGGCCCCATCCCTCCAGAGGTTGTGGACGAATGGGCCAAGTCCGGGCATGCCAAGTGGATAGGCGGCTCCAAGCCGAAGACTCCGGTTCCCGCGACGCCCGAGGAGGTCTAAGCTGACTCCTATCGTCGACGCCCGCCCTATGAACCGTATCGTCACGGTTCCTCAGATAGGGAGGATTTTCGACCTGCGACCCGGCGACCGCTGGAAGGGCAAAGGGCCGGCGTTCTTCGAGCTGGGGCAGGAGATGATTCAGGACCCAGGCATCGAGTTCTGGGCCGACTCTCACACCCCTCTCTACTGGGCCAGATACACGACTGGCGGCACGGTAGTCAACCAGGACGGGAACATGTATTACAGCTACCCTTACTCGGCGCGTGTAGATGTGGACGGCTCTAACTCCGACTTCTACATCTCCGTCAATCCGCCTGGCTTGCAGGCTGGGCGGGGGTACCGGTGCTCGGTGTGGGTGAGGACGACGGCTGGGAAATCGGCCTACATTTACGCTCAGTCCTGGGACGGCGGGCAGAACCACGTACTCGCCAGCAAGACCATCGACACGGCCGGGGCATGGCAACAGGTCATGTTCGATGTGTGGCCGCCTTGGCCCGACCTCGGCTGGGTATTTGCCAGAGGGCAGTCGGCCAGTTCCTCGCTTTACTTTGACGAAGCCTCCATGCGTCCGCACATCTTCGGCACCGGCTACCAGCTCGGGCCGGAGCTTCTGGTGGATGGGAGTTTCGAGCGCTGGTGGAGCACCACGCAGTCTAAGACCTGGGCTGAGAGCGTTGCCGGGACCTCGACCATCAACCGCACGGGCTCTGCTAAATCGGGCAACTGGGCGATGCGGATGGACGTTGACGGCTCCAACTCCTATGCCCAGGCGACACAGTACCTCGACCTCGTGAGCCTGAAGACCTACCGTCTCGGCGTCTGGTATAACGCCCCCGTGGGGGCCAGCGTGGCGGTAGGGGCCAATATGTCCATCAACGGAGTGATGTATTACCTCCAGGAGAACGACGAGTTCCAGAAGCCTGGCGACCTAGGTTACGCCGGGGCTATCATCCTCTCGGGAACCGGGGCCTGGACCTACTACTCGACGACGTTCCATTGGCCGGGGAGCGTGGACCCCGGAAGCTCCTGCTTCTGGGTGAAGCGCTCTGGCGGCTGTCAGAACAAGAGCCTCTACTTCGACGACATCAGCCTCCGCCAAGTGCTGAATTAGGAGATGACGATGGGCGCTTACGACTCAGACCGAATAATGCGGATAGGCGAGATTGACTTCGTCGGATTCCGATTCTCCGGGGGCGACCTTCCTACCGGCGTCACGGTGGCCTCGGGCACGGTGGCCGTCGTTCCAGGAACAGGCCTCACGCTCGGCTCCGGCACGGCGCTCATAACCTCGGCCCAGGACGGCGTTTACGCCTGGCTCACGGCTGTGACGGCCGGCGAATACGATGTAACCTTTACGACTACATTCTCGGATACAAGAAAGCTCATCCGGGTCTACCGGGTGACGGTTATCGCTTAGGAGGTAATTAAACATGGCTACACCTACCGGGACAGAACGAAGATTCCTTGCGGCCGGGGCGAAAAAGGCCGCTACTTGGCGCACGGCCGTAGCGCTGGGCGCGGGCTTTGGCCTCAACTGCAAGGCTATCGCCGGCATGAACCCGAGCCGGGACTTCATGGTCTCGCAGGAAGTGGACCTGCCCCTGCCGACGGTCGGGGCTCTCAATGTCTACAAGCCTGCCGACATCACCATCTCGACCGACATGCTATACTCTCCGGGGGCCTTGGGCACGCTCATCGCCGAGCTCTTCGGCACTGCCGGAGCGCCGTCGGGTCCGACTGACACTACGGCCTACACGCACACGTTCCAGTGGGCCAACACGAACCTCGGGCTCTTCTCCACGCTGTGCATGGAGGTGCCGGGGAAGATTTTCGAATGCGCCTCTGTGAAGCCTATCGAGTGGACGCTGAAGAGCGCCCAGGGAGGCATCGTTCAGAGCGACCTCAAGGTGCGCGGCAACAAGATTATCGACAGTTCCGGCACGAACGGCGCGACGCAAATCGACGCACTCACCTACGACGAGCGCATCAACCCCATGACCTATTCGGTCCAGAGCGTCAAGATGAACGACCAGAGCGCTGGCGATGTGGCTGGCGGCACACAACTCGAGGTTTCGAACGTCGAAATCAGCTTCAAGCGCACCGGGCAGGACGCTATCGTCACGGCTGGCAATGACAACATCCAGGAACCGGCCGAAGCGGGCTACCCCGACATCCGCGTCAAGCTCAAATTCGCGCACATGGACACCGTGAACAACCTCTGGCTAGCGAAAGCTATCGCCGAGACCACGCAGAAGATTCTCATCAAGTTCACGAGCCCGAACCTTGCCGGGGCCGCCACGGTTTATTACTCGCTGTCGCTCTACTTCCCGAGGATGAGAATGCTTTGCCCCGAGGTTTCTTGGGACGACATCGTGAACGTGGGCCTGGAACTAGTTGCCGAGGAAGCGGCGGCGGCTCCCACCGGGATGACCTACACGCGGCCCTATGCCGTGTTCGTCAACAAGAGGACTACCGACTATCTCGCGTAAGGAGGAAATGTGGGAGAACTGAGAAAACTGGAGCCTGTATCGGACTGGCTCGAATACGACCTGGAAACCAAACAGCTAGACCCCCCGGTCTTGCGCCTGCGGCTGAACTTCATCACGAATCCGGCCGACTACATGCCTAGCGAGGCTAATCCATTCTCGCCTGCGGAGATGCTCGAAAAGCTCCTAGCGCTAGTAGCCGACTGGGACGTGACCTCCAATGGCGTGCCTATCCCGCTTTCGGAGAAGGAAGGCCGGGACCAGCTCACGGACTTCTTGGTTCGCCGGGTGCCGAGCCGGGGAGTTCTACTCGGTGTGGCTATCACCTTTGATGCGCAGAACCGGGAGAACTTCCTAAAAAACTTGCCGACTTCCTCTCCTGGCACTACGGAATAGGTTCTAGGACGAGGAAGGGCGAGCGTCCGGCTACAGCTCCGCCCGAGATGGAGACGGAGAATGCCGAAGCCTGGAATTTTTACTGCCGGAACGCGACAGGCTTTGTGCGGGACTTCGGACTTATGCATGGACTCCTATCGGAATATCTCGGGCCGGCTGTCTCCCAAGCGAGAAAGGAAATATTCATGGCCAAGCTCTCTCTGATACACCACAAAATAATCGAGGAACAGGCTCGCGACCAGAGAGAGCAATTCGAATCGGAGAGCAGGGCCGGCGAAACCTATTATGCGGCGGACCCGACATGAGGAGATAGGCTGTGGCTGATGTAAAATATGCCGTGACCGTAGATGCGGCCGGTGCCGTAACGCAGATACAAAAGCTGGACGATGCCTTTAAACAGCTAGGAAGGTCCACTGATTCTACCGCAAATGTAGGCTCAGCGCTCCGGGGACAGCTTGATGGGCTATGGAAGAGCTTTGTTGCGGGCCAATTTGTAGTAGAAGGGCTCCGAAAAGGCTACGAAATACTCAAAAACTTCGTTGTGGGCTCTATTTCGGCCGCCAAAGAGTCCGAAATGACGGAGGCTCGGCTTTCGGCCGCCTTGAAAGCTACGGGCCGGGAAGTAGAGATGGGGACGCGCTACTACATGGCGCACGCCCAGGCCCTGCAAGGCGTAACGATTTACCGCAAGAACGATATCGCTTCAGCCGAGGCGATGCTTCTCACGCTGACTAAACTCGACAGAGATGGCATGGACGATGCCACAAAGCTGGCCATCGGGCTAGCGGCGGTCTACGGAGGCGACCTCAACACTTACATCCGGCAAGTGGCGATGGGATTCGAGGGTCAGTATATGCAACTCGGGCGGCTCCTCCCGACCGTCAGGGAAGCCACTACAGCTCACGATAAACACGCCGCTATGATTAAGGCCTCGGGCCAGATGTTCGAAATCGCCCAGGCGCAGGCCGCTACCTTCGGTGGCCGCATCGCTCAGATAAACAACTTCTTCTACCAGTTCCAAGAGAAGGTAGGGCAATCTGTAACTCAATCGAAGGCTCTTCAGTTTTTCCTCTCGTTAATCTCCGAGACTCTGAAACAACTAGCGCAGGCTCCCGACCCTACGCGTGGACCACTAGGTATGCTGATGGCTACTGTCAATGCCACAGCACAGGTCTTGAACCGACAGTTCGGGCCGGCTCTGCTGTTAGTCGCCGCTGAGCAAGCCAAGGCCAACGAGGAAGCCAAGAACCTCATCGGGGGGCTAATAGGGCAGACTGTAGCTTACACCCCGGCCGGCCTAGCGGCCAAGAAGCATGCTGATGCTCTAAAGGCGGCTCAGGCCGCTACCGAGGCCTACGAGAAATCGCTCACTGCCCTGCAGACCAAGAGCGGGGAAACCCTGAAGGCTGAACTCGCTGACGCTCAGGCCGCTCTGAACGCCGCGCTGGCCAGGAAGGAGGAATCGGGCGTAGTCGAGGAACTTGCCAAGAAGGTCGCTACGCTGAAGGAGAAACTCGAGGGGACCAACTTCGAGTTGGATAAATTCGGTCATTTCGTCCCGAAGGGTAGCCAGGTCGCTCTGGTATTTCGGGACATCGACGTATCCACGGACACGGCCACAGCCTCGTTGAATGAATACAAGACGGTCATGGGCCGGCTTGTAGGAGGCGAACTCGGCAAGATTATTGACTCGATGTATGATTACAAAGGCGCGGCCGAGGGCGATGTGGTCGTCACTTACAAGTTGAAGCAGATATTCGATGCCCTCAGCCGCACCGAAATCAAAGTCGAGATGGACAAGACCAAGAAGGCTCTGGACGAAATGGCATTGTCAGGGCGTTACACGGCTGATGAGTTTTTGAAACTCTACAACAGGTGGGTGGCACTCAAGAAAGAATTGGCAGAGCCGACCTGGACAGCGAAATTGGCCAAATCCATCCAGGATGCCATCGCGATAGCAACTCCTATCGTTCAGGGATTTAGCGCTATCTTTTCTCAGATGCAGACCAATAACACCATCGCTGTGGACAACTGGTATAAGAAGCAGGTCGACATCATTAACAAGACCGTCAAGGATGAGACGAAGAAGCAACAGGCCTTGATAGCGTTAGAGGCTGAGTATCAGATTAAGCGCACTTCGGCCGCCCGCGAAGCGGCCAAGGGCCAGAAGGCTGTCGCTCTCATGGAGGCTGTGGTCAACACGGCCGCTGGCGTAGCCAGGGCCTTCTCGGACTTCATGTTTCCGCTTTCTGTAATCATTGCCGGAATCGTAGGAGCGCTCGGAGCTGTGCAGATAGGCCTTATCGCGGCCCAGCCTATACCTCTCGCCAAAGGAGCCCTGTTCACTCGCCCCACAAGAATGACCACATCCGATGGCCGGGCCTACGAGATGGGCGAGGCCGGCCCGGAATTGCTTTCGCCGGAGCCTAGATTACGCACAATCATCCGCGAGGAGACCAAGTTCTCCTCCTCGAGGACTGTGCTGAACATCAATTCGCCTCTAATAAACACTTCCGGCCTGACTAGAGCCGACCTAGAGAACGCCGGGGCCGAACTCTTCGCGGTAATTGAACGCCAAGGCCGGCGCAGAGGCCGCCTGAAACTAGCTAGCGCCACTGGATGAGGTAGCCACATGCCAAATATATATCTAGGTCCTCCTGGCGCTGAGACGTTGCTCCCGGCTGTTAATTGGAGGGACGGGGCCTCCCCCGAACTCCCAGTGGGGGTAACAAAGCAGATTGTCAAATCCACAATGATAGACGGGACGACCCGCTACAACTTCAAGACTATATCCCCGAAGACATTCCAGCTCGAGTGGGCCTTGCTGGCCGGCGCAGATGTGTTGACTCTGCTCTCGCTAGCCGAATACAACGGCCGGCTCCGATTCCAGAACAACTGGCAGGACGCTGTGTGGCGCTTTGTCGCCATAACGAGCATTACAGTAGCGCCGGTTCAGGAAACCTTTGCGATGGCGGCCGCTAAATACCATGTCACGGTCACTTTAGAGGAGATTAGATAGTGCAGGCTATTCCTCTACCTCTCCGTCCTCCAGACCTATGGGCTGAAGACCAAGAGCCGGTTTCTAAGTTCGAAATACTAAAGAGCCAGACCGAGAAGCTCACCGACGGAGGCATGAACGCCTGGACCGACGCCGTCACCTTAACCAACTGGACGAAGTCGACCTCCGGCACCTCGACTCTCAACCGGGAAGCCTCTGCCCTGCTCGAAGGCGCTTACTCGGCCCGCGCCGACATCGACTCCTCCAACAGCTACGTCTACTGGTATCAGGCCAGCATCGCTCTCAAGGCCGGGCTCTCCTACGAAATCTCCTTCTGGTATAAGACGACGCGCTCGGTTCAGGCCGGGTGGCAACTCGCCTCCTCTGACAACGCCTACTCGCTCGGCGCGGACGGCGTTTGGGTGGCAGGCAACGTGCCTGTCATCCTCCCGTCATCTGAGGTCTGGACCAAGGTTATTATACCGTTCTCTGCCTATCCCCCGAAGACATCCTACAACATCTACTTCGGCGCGGGGAACACGTTCGGCGCGAGCTCGGCCAATGGCTCTATTTGGTTCGACGCCGCCTCGCTCAAAGAACAGGACTGGCTAGACCTCTCCCAGACGCCCGAATCCCAGGAGCTTACGAACGACGGCGGGCTCAACATTTGGACCGATGCTACGCACCTCACTAATTGGACCAGCTCCCTCACCGGCACTTCAACGGTCAACAGGGAGAGTTCCGTCAAGCGCGGAGGAGCATATTCTCTGCGGCTAGACGTTGACGCTGGCAATGACACAGTCTACGTCTGGCAACAGCAAAAACTCATCCCCGGCAATCGCTACACGGTTAGTTTTTGGTATAAGACAGCGGCCGGGAAGAACGCCGGTTTCTACCTTTGGGACCCTAAATATCCTATGTATCTAAAGAGCGATGGCTCTTGGATGACAAGCGGCAACCAAATCGCCCTCCCGGAAGCGCAGACCTGGACCTACTGGGAGGTGACATTTAGGGCTCTTCCAGGCACTTGCGAGCATAATTTTGCTCTCTCCTCTGGTTCCAGTTCGGCCTCCTCCTCGATTTATTTTGACGATGTTTCGCTACGGCCGTTCACCAACTGTCTTCGTTCATTGCAAATTACCCAGGGGGGTGCCGGAGTTTCTCCAGACCCTATTGCCGGGACTTGGCAAGCCGAAATCGATAATCCTGATGGCATATTTCACCCCAAACACCCTACATCGGCATGGGCTTCCTTGTTGCAACTGGGACGAAAAATGCGGCTTTCTACAGGTGGGAAGTTCTCCGGCAACCTAAACTTTGACGGCTCTAACGACTACGCCGAGGTGCCGCATAATTCCGCTCTCAACCTCACCGCCAACGTGACGCTGGAGGCGTGGGTGCGGCAGACGGCCCGCAACGCCTGGGCCGCCGTCATCACTAAGGGCACCTCGACAGACTGGACTAACGGTGACAACTACGTTATGGGCCTCCAGAGCGGCAAGGTCGATTTCCGTTGGGGCGCGGCGGGCTCCGCACTCATGAGCTCGGCCATTCCGCTCAACACCTGGACACACATCGTATGCGTGGCCGAGACGGGCACGACCAACTGCCTGAAAATCTACATCAACGGAGTACTGGATACTCAGGCCAATCGCAACGGCAACCCCTCGACCAACGCCAACGCGCTCCGCTTCGGAACGGACACGCAGGGCCAAGACCAGTACTCTGGAGACCTACGTGGCGTTAGGATTTACGGTCGGGCACTGGCGGCCTCCGAGGTCTACGAGCACTTCCTCGGCTCGTTCCGCGACGAGACGAGCGTGGTCGGGTTGTGGAAGTTCGGGGAGCCCTCCGGCTCCATCCTGGACACCTCCGGCGCGGGCAACGCCCTGAACGGAACGCTTTACGCTGAGACGGTGCGTTCTAAACCCACTACGCTCTGGCAAAGGATGATTGGATTCCTCGACCCTCCCAAATTCAACAATGGAGCCAAGACCGTAGGATTAGCAGGATGCGATTACAGCAAACTTCTCTCCGACACCATCCTCCAGAAGCCTAACAACTACTTCGGCAAGAGCTGGACGACCTCGACCGTGGGCTCCTCGCCGACGCTCGGCTCCGAACTATACACCAATAGCGATGCCATCGCCTCCAACGACACGAACACCATGAACACCTGGACGGCTTATTCTGGGACTATCGCCTCTGCGGCAGACGGTGGAGGCGGCTCGACTTACGTGGGCCTCCAGGCCGCCGGCGGAGCGCTTTACCAGGCCTTCACCTACCAGAACAGCACCGTGAACCTCACGGCCGGGCACAAATACCAGGTCATTATCAAATACTGCCAGCAGAGCGGGAGCGACGACTGCACCTTCGAGTTCAAAATATGTAAAGGCGGAGACTCCTCGTCCGTCCAGGGAACTACCGGTGCGTTTCATTCCTATTCCTGGGTGACCAAGACATTCTACTTCGATGCGCTCTACACCGGCAACTGTATGCTCCAGTTCGAGCTGACCGACCCGCAGTTCATGAACCAGAGCTGTTATATCGACGCGCTCTCAATCAAAGAGGTCACCGGCTACACCAACTCCAAGTATTCAATGCCCTCCGACTGTAACGGGCCGTATTATTGCACGGTCGATGGCATTCCTCACTGGTTCGGGGAGGCGACGCAGGGCTGGCTCTACAAAGAGGACATTAAGCAGTTCTACTTCTCGGATAACTACTTGCTCGCTGATGGCACGAACAACATGGTCATCTACTACTACACTAACCAGACGCCGGAAGGGATTGTAGCGGCCTTGCTTGTAACGGCCGGGCTATACTCCTCGGCCGCGCTAGCGCTTGCTGACATGAACTATGTCCCCACTGGGATAACTCTTCAGAGGGTGTGGTTCGAAAGCGGCATGTCTATCATGGAGGCCATCCGCCAACTTTGCGAAAGGGCTAACTATCGCTTCTGGTTCGACGAACTTGGGAAGGCTAATTTCCGTCCGGCTCCTACGGCCGCTGGCGTCATGGCCTCCTTCAACTTCAGGCAACTCCAAGACCTTCAGGACTACGAGGACCTCGCCGAAATTCGCAACCATATCATCATCGAAGGCATGAGCCTGACTATGTATAACGACGACAAGAATCTAGACGGCGACAAGATTCAGCCCTCCGCCTACAAGTCCGACGTGTCCGACGCCTCCTCTATTGCCACCTATCTAGAGAAGACCTGCTCGATAAAGAATACGCTTTTCCAGACTCAGGCCTCTTGCGATGCGATGGCGGCCGCTATGCTCGCCGCCTTCAAGAATCCCAAGTGGTATTCGGAGCTGGCTGTCCCGGCCAATGTCGCCCCTCTGCAACGCGGGGATACGATATCCTGGGAGATTCCCCTCCGGGCCGCTCTACATGACGGAAAGTATTATGCGGTTCCGATGTATGGCGACGGCACCCTCTATGGCGAACCTGGCGTCAAGGCCATCGTCACGGGTATTATTCGCGATGTCCAGATGCAGGGGTCGGACTTCCGCTTTAAGTGCGAGATGATTTAGGAGAACGAACATGAGTTCTTGGACTACAAAAACCGGCTCCGATACGATACAGGCCTCCCACATCAACGACCTGCAGACTCTCAAGCTAGATGCCGACATGGTCACGCCCACTCCAACAGCAAGCAAAGTGCCGCAGGCGGATGCCAACGGCAAACTCGCGGCCGGCTGGGGAGGTAACGCCTCGACTATAGCTACGCTAGACGGCTCATCCAAGGTGGTCCAGGACCCGGCCAACGCCACTGCTACTCCGACGGCCTCGAAGATTCCCATTGCCGACGCCAACGGCCAGCTCGACCTGTGGCTAAACTCCTTCATCGACGGCGCGGAAACTCAGCGCACTCTTATGTGTCGCCTAGCGCCGGGCACGGCCGGCTTCCTGCTTATATCGGGCACGGCTTACTTCGTCTACCTCGGCCGCACGAAGCGGGCCTTCACACCGAAGTACGTCGAGTTCTACGTCTCGACGGCCGGCGTGGGCGCTCAGACAGCGGAGGTCGGATTCTTCACCTCTAGCACTCCGCCAAACAAAGGCGCAATATCGATGGTCTACAAAATCGCTACCGGCACGGTCGATTCGCTAACGACGACCGGACTCAAGCGAAACACCTCGGCCTTTTCGACGAGCATCCCGGCCGGAACGCATCTCTGGGCGGGCATCCGCACGGCGATGGCCACCACCCAGCCGACGATTTGGGGCGTGGGCCAGGACTGGGGCGAGGGCATCGTCCAGGCGGCCGCCGGAGCCAGCGCGCTGACGGGCGCGGGGCCCTGGAGCGGTGCGCTCATCAGCGCCTCGACTTCGGTCATCTGCCCAGACCTTAGAGGAGTTCTTGATTAATGAAGTGCCAAGATTCGGCCTGGCGTCTGTTAGCAGAGCTACTTCTTCGCACAGAACGTCTTCATCCTTACGACAAGGAGCGCCTGGCTCGTGCTGTCCTATTTCTCAAGGAGTTCGAGGCGCTCCATAGCGAGGCCTTCTTTAAAGCCATGGATGTTCTTGATACTCCCGAAGGCCGGCGCTTTCGTCGCGCCTTCTTGGGGTTAAGAGAGGTGCTGTGATGGATACGAAAGAGATTTTCGTAGAGGCAAAACTCAGCAAATGGGATGAGACGAACATAGCCCAGATGGGCTTGCACAAGATGCCCATGAGCAAGGCAATGTATGCAGGGCGTTGTCCTTTTTGCCGCACCGGGGACTTCGTCGTCTGGCTGGATAAGGGGCGGGTCCACTGCTACGGGTGCGGCCTGGATGGCAAAATCAAGCGATAGGAGGCAATCTCATGGCAACTAAGCTCGGGCAAACTTCCGTCACGCTGGAGGTGCAGGCCGCGCCGACAGCCTTTCTCCAAGCTACTCCAGCGGCTCTGGCAGTGGCTAAAGGCAGTCCTGCGGTTTTTTCGGTTCACGTGACGCCGCAGAACTTCGCCGGCCCGATATATCTCCGGCTCGGCAACGTCGCCAACGACGAGGCCTGGTCGGTGAATCCCATCCCAGCTGGCGGAGGGAGCTCTCAGCTCACCATCGACACTACGGGCTGGCCGGTGGCTCCGCCGTTCGAAATCGCCATCGAAGCATGGGATGCGCTCCCGGCCTAACGAATCTACCAGCCCTAAATAGTTCACGCCACTGCAGGCATTTGCAGGGCCTTCGCGGGCCTATGCCGTAGGCCATCACTAGCCGTCTTCCTTAACTGTCAAGACTAGCGCTCCAGCAGTCTGGCCAATTCCATGATAAAAAAATATTTTAAAATTTATTTCTCCTGTCTTTACAATGACTTGCCTTCGCAAAAAGGCTATTTTCAGCACCATGGACTTGACTTTTTTTGAAAACGCGTTTATAATATAGTGTAGTTCGGAATGAAAGGAGCTGGATGAATGACGGTTCTGAAAGGGCAAATCCACCGGGAGGTGGTTGTCCACGACATCAAGAGGCCGGTCATCGTGACCATGGACGCCGAGACGAAGCGCCTCGGTTTCCACGAGAAAGTGTGTAGGCACATCTACTGGCTCCCCATCTACACCTGCTTCGCGATGGCTATAGCGGCGGAAGGGCAGGGCAAGAGTAGAAAAGAATGAAGAGGGAAAGCAAGGACGACTGCAAAGAGCCGGTAATGGTCTGGGAACTTCCACGTTACAAGAGGTCTAAGGAATCTGGGCTCGAAAGGTCCGAGGGCCCGGAAGAAGATGATGTCGCAGAGGTCATTCACATTAACAAGAGATTCATCAAGCAGGCCCTGAAGCGGTTCGAGCGCTATCGGCTGAGAGGCTGGTGAGTTATGCGCGATAGCCAGCGCTCAAGACTCTACGGCGCGGAGCGCCTCGCCGCCCTGCCGGACGCGCCGGAAAAGGAGGGGGCATGAGCGATGTGAAATTGGAAGTTTTGCTATCCATACTCAATCCGAGATGCCCGTATTGGAAGTATGAATTCAGCTCGTTTGGCTCTTGCTCAAAGATGCCGGAAAACGAAGATAAGCCTCCGCTTACCCAATGCGACGCCTCTGTTAAGGACTGTGAATTAAAGGAGTGGAAACCATGACCATCTCGAAAGATAGGATTGCGGAGTTGCGGGAGCGGTTGAAGATTTGTATCAATGATGGTGAATACAACCTAGACCACGAGAAAGTTCGAGATTATATCGACCTTCTCGCCGCCCTCGATGAGCTGGAGCGGCTACGGAAAGAACTGGAGGCACGGAAGGAAATCATGGCCGAAGACTTCTTGGCGATAGACCGGTGGGCCAAGGAATCCCATCAGCAACAGGCCCAAGCCGAGCAACGATACGCCGAACTAGTGGAGACTGTTAGCAGACGAACTGACCAGAACAAATGAATTACCCAACCGATTTCATTGACAACATAATTTGCGGGGACTCTTTAGAGATAATGAAGAGTATTCCAGACAAGTCTATTGATGTTATTCTCACAGACCCCCCGTATGGAGTTGGAGTAGAATACGACAGTTTCCAAGATACCCAAGACAATCTCTTGGCTCTTATTCAGCCAATGATGAAAGAAATGCTAAGAGTATCAAAACGATGCGCGTTGACTTGTGGGCATACAAACATATGGAAATATCCAGAGGCGACATGGATAATGGCATGGGTCAATAGCGCAGGAAATAATCGCAACAGTTGGGGGTTTACTTGTTGGCAACCAATTTTGTGTTATGGCAAAGACCCATTTTTAGCAAATGGGATGGGGGCTAGACAAGATATTATAGTTCACAACGAATCTGCTCCAGATGTAAAACATCCTGTTCCCAAGCCGGTAGAGTTTTGGAAAAGACTCTTGTTGAGAGTTAGCGTAAAATCGACAGACATTGTGCTTGACCCATTCATGGGGAGTGGGACAACCGCCATTGTTTGTAAAGAAACCGGCAGGCATTATATCGGGATAGAAATAAGCCAAAGTTATTGCGACATCGCCAAAAACAGACTAATACAATCCTCTTTTGAGCCATCTCTTTTTGGTAATCAATGACCCAAAGACTGACTAAGTTCGTGGCCCGACTCGTTTCGGGGGGTGAGACAGACCTTGGGGAGTTGTATAAACTTTGTTTAGACCAGACCGCATCGTGGAAGCCCCGGCCCGAACCAGAAGCGATGGAAAAGGTCATCACCATCTACAACTGGAAGAACGGCCCTGGCTACGGGGTCTGCGACTGCGTCCAGGACATCACAGAATGGCACATCGGCTCTATGACATTTTTCTGAAACATAAGATTTTCACAGAACAAACTCTAATAGATGCGCCTCCGATTATCAAGGGCATTCGTTCTGGCATCATTTCCAAAATACACAGCGACCTCACCAAAA